CCCGTCCCGAAGCACGTTTGGTTATGCCACGACATATGCCGTAGCATATGCCATAGCGTGCTCCCTGGCGCAATTAAGCGCTAAGCTCCGTTTAATACGGAGTTACCCATCTCGGCTTGATGTCGACGCGCCGAGGGCGTCCTGCACGCCTAAGGTGATTCTTGTCGGCAGAAGGCTGACTGCCTTGTTTCAAGAGTACCTTAAGCAAGGCACTAGGACCATCCAATGGATCAGATGGGAGCCTAGCGTCCACCACATAGCCCTTAACCAAAGGCCTATGGAGGTGCTCGCATTCCCTCTGAGTCTCATAACCCAGAAAGGAGTAACGACCTAGCGCAGGAGAGGATTCTTCAACAACCGGATAATGCGAAAGCATATCCGAGAGTTTTGAATCCAGCCATTTCGTGGTCCCCCAATAGCCAGCTTTGAAACACTGGTTAGCGAGAGATACCATAGAAATGACCTCCTGGGCGTGCTTCCGGCTGTGAGGAAATACACGACGGACCTTGACAGCAGTAACGTCAAAACCGTCATAGTACTCCTTACCACAAGACTCTCTGAATCTACCGATCCAGAAGGACTTGTACACGTTAACCTTCGCTCCAAAAAGCGAAAGCACGTGAGACACGGAATGCACCATGTCCGTGGGGACAACAATATCATCCCCATAGACACGTACCTGATCCAAGTAGTCTTTTAACTCAGACTGCTTGGTAAAGCGGGTGTTGAGCTCTCGCTCAATCCCTATAAAGCATAAGGTCAAAAAGACCATTGCCTCAATAGGGAAAGTGAGAGCAGAACCCATAGACGCGAACTTGGCAAGGCGTTTTACGCCATGACCAGGTACGTCAGCTTTTCGGGATCTGCAAGCTTCAACTGCCCCCTGCAATAAGGGGTTGTTGGAGAGCATCTCTCGTACTAGCTGATTGGAGACACGATCGGAGGCCTCACTCAAATCGAGCGTGGCAAGATCACCAGAGAGTGATCCTCTTTGGGCCAGACGTTGGTTATGCGTCTGATCCTCAGTTCCGATAAACATATTTAGGTATGAGCCTGATATATGTTTCACCATCGACTGCATGAGCGCCTGCTGTGCGTACTGCATAGCAGTTGGCTCTACAGCGATGATTCGTGAGCTCTTTTGCGTCTTAGGAACAGATATAACCCTTACAGGTTGCTCTGCTCCGGGTTCCAGATAGGTCACGGCCTCCTCGTGCACATAACGTGCATTAGCGAAGAGGAAATCGACAGCAGGAAAATATTCCTCCAGCCGATCCGTCCAAGTGCGAAGCCGATACTTTCCGTTTCCACGGAGTTTATCAGCGGTTGCACCTGGTCCGTGTTTCGGAATTAATTCAAGGTTCCAGATCTCACGATCCAGAGCCGTGAACAACTCTCGAAACAGTAATTGAGAGATACGCCGAAAATCTGCAAGATCTGCAGAATCTCGGTTGGCATCGCTCAATTTGACCTCTCTGTCACACTCAATGTAGTCATCCATCGATTCCTGCTCCCGAGCACTAGTGCAAGGGAGCAAGATCTTACTGTATAGCAGCGTTAGCTGTCTTACAGCAAGGATTGCATCGATAGATGGTTCATCGAGCAACACTCCACTATCACGATCAAACACTAGATCGAGGAAACCTCCGAGAAATCGGGGGAGACCTGCATGCCAAGAAAAACCTTGGAACATGTTGCGATCTACCAATCCTTGGTCAAGACTTTTTTGGAAGTCTTTTCCAAATGATGGTAAGGTTATCGTCAAAAACGATAACCCCTCGTGTTTGTATCGACGAAGGACGGTTTCGTAGTCCTTCGTGGTGGTGGTGCGACATCTGATTGCCAAATCATCGGCAATCATTTTCCAGAGCACAATCTGGCTTTTCATACTACCTCCTAATAGAGGATGGTATCCATAGCCAGAAGTTGGGCATAGGACACTAGGTCTTAAACAAAGACACTAGTGAACATCATTAAACCTCCAAGTAGGCCGCAAAGAGCGACTACAAGGATGAGCAGAATCGTGATAATCGAGTTGTGATTTTGATTAATCATCAACCCGAGATCAGTGTTTCTGTTCAAGGTCTCACTCCTTTCCTTTAGTAAGAAGTCAATTAAGACTTCAAAGGAATCACGTTCCTGTTTGAGCGTTGGTTTGCTATGCCTTATCAAGGCTTCAAACTAACAAGTATGTGACTAGATGTAGTAATTAACTACAATCCAGAAACATGCAACAAACAGGAAGCTAGTCAGAAAGAGTCTAAGACTCTCCACCGACGAGCTTCGTGAACTTTTCAAATGACGTTGCTGAGAGAATTTCTGCGAATCCTTCGTAGATTTTCTTCAGATCTTCATTTGAATATCCCGATAGAGGTCGATCTACGACGATATAAACCGACGTAGATGCTTCTTCCATCTGGGACGGGAGGAGGGTGGAAGCTACCACCTTAGTGATATCGAGCCTCATCTGATGCCTCTTCCGCCCTTTACCGGTGCGGGTTTGGTTCAGACTGAGCTTCGTCAGTCCATCAGCGGATTCATAGACACCCTTACCTTCACCCGAGGAAACTCGAGGAAGGGAGGTACTTGAACCGTTGATTTTTACGGACTGTGGGTCTGCCAACATCTGGCGTGCTCCTTTTCTGCTGGATTTCTCCAGCTTTGGTGTGTGTGCATTGCATGCACGCTACAGCCGCTGAATTCCGACTGCAGCGAGTATGGCTTTCTGAACGGTTGACAAGTCTCCGTCAGAAATGCCAAAACCGAAGGGGTGTGCCGGCCGCCTGACCTTAGAAGTAAATTCTATAGTCTGTGGCGGGATCGAAGTCAATACCATCCTGGGATCTTTCCCAGGGGCATTGAAAGATGCGGATACTATGACGGATTTTTCTTCCATCATGAATCCGTATCGCATCACCAGGCCCTGCTGGGCGAAGTTAGTCACGTTGTGAATAACATCTCCAGCATTCGAAAAATAATCGATGGCCCAACTCCACGGTGCCAGCTCCCAGAGTAAATCTGGCGTAAGGGTAGTGCCGAACAACTTATCGGCTTCAGATCCATTACGTAATAGGGCCTGCCAGCTGTCAGTCTGGTCAGGAATCCCGTACGTAAAGCATCCTGAAAACCACTTACGACTCGTTTCCCGAACGGAAATGAGCATTGGCGCCGGTCCGAACAAGGAGGCCCAGTAACCAGGCCACCCAGTATCGCCAACGGCGATAACTGAGGCGGAACCAGTTGCTGAAATCTCCTTGTCGGATTGCTCTATGGGGAATTTGAACTCGCGGCGGACGTTTCGTCCTGCGTCACGTTGATATTGTTTCAATATCTCATGACCATGACGAACAGAGCTAAGCAGGTCTTCTGCGTCGCTCTTAATGGGGAGCCATGCAAACTCAAGCTGGAGAAACTCTCCAGCAAGAGCTTTGTAGGCCTCCATACGTCGCTTCAGTAGCTGATAGCCCGGGAGGGAAGGAATTCCCTCACGATGCAATTCAGCTAGGGAGGTGCCCAAGTTCGCATTGGGATTTACTGGTGCGCACTGTGCTATTGCAGTTGCTCCCAGAGCATCTAGGTCAGAAGTATCTTTTGACCGCAGATTCTCTGCATTGAGCAATGCTTTTTGCAATGACACATCAAGCAGGGCAGAATCTATCGGTACGCCAACCTTCGCTTTTATGCGTCGGCTACCGTTACTAATAGAGACTGGGATCGTAGGAAATTTCCTACGAACCTTGACCGAATAAAACGGTCCACCCTCACGCCTATAGCCCGTGTTAGGGTCAATAGGGTGACCTTCCGAGTCAGTAGTCTGACTCCCCATCTCGACTTTTTGAGATCCAGGGCCGCTCCACGACAATCCGCCGTCTTCAGTATACTGATAGACGTCAGAAAAGTCGTAGAACTTCCTGGATCGGGTCTTGATGGGCATAGAGCGAGTTCCTCCTTCTCCTTACGGAAAACCACCGTTACCGGTGGGGTGGATAATGCACTGCACGGGATCCTCATCCAGAG